GCCTGGCGATCGGCCCCGGCCGCCGAGGACAGCAGCCCGGCTTGCGGTCCGATCCCGCCGCGCTGCATCGCCGCGTCGAGGAAGGGCCGACGCTCGGGTGCGCCCTCGCCCGATTCCAGCAGTGCCTGCATGTCCAGGTCGGCTGCCTGGCGCGCCGCCCAGAGCGACTCCTCGGGGATGCCGTAGGGGTTGCGGGCATCGTTGCCGACCTTGACCGGCTGGCCGCTGGCACGAGCCATCCGCTCGTCCTCCGATTCCCGCCACGCCTTCTCCAACTCGGTGAGTTGGGTGTCGGCCTGGTTGGTCTTCTCGATGGCCTGGCCGTAGCGGTCCTGCGCCCTGCCCTCGCGCTCGGCGCGACCGAGCACGTCGCCCTCTTCGACCGGCGCGTTGAGCCACTGCTCGTCGCCGTAGGACTCGTTGGGCATCGGGATGCCCGCCGCCCGGTACTTCTCAGCCAACGGAGACGGCTGCATCTTCGCCCCGGCGAAGGGCAGGCCGGTCTGCGGGTCGACGTATCCGACCGGCGTGTCGCTGGCCTTGCGCTCGAACAGATCGGCGGCCAGCTTCTGGACGCCCTGCACGTCGAAGGAGGCGGCCAGCCCTTCCGGCGTGGTGTAGTCGCCACGCTTCCCGGCGCCGGGCATCGGCTGACCGAGTGGGTTGGTCTGCGCCACGCCCGGCGGCAGCGAGGCGATCAGCGCCTGCTTGGCTGCTGCCTGGTCGGGGTCGACCTCCTCGTCGCCCGGCGTCTGGATGAACCGCCACAGGTCAGCGACGGCGGCGCCCGGTGACATCCCATCGTCGCGGATGCGCTGAGCGATGTAGGACTCGTAGCCGGTCCCCGAGTCAGCCATCATGTCGAGGTAACGCTGCCCCCTGGAGTCGAGCGGTTGACCGATCGGCACCTGCGTGGGCTCGAACGCTCCAGCCGTGTAGGCGCCGGGCCCGCCGTACATGGCCAAGGCGTTGTCGACCGTCATGGCGCCCAGGTCCTGCATCGTGTTGAACGCCTGCTGCTGCTGGTCGAGGCCCCAGGGCATGACCTCGCCCTTCTTCGACAACTCGGGCGGCAGCGCGTTGTACATCGACAGGTCGAAGCCACCCGGCTCCAGACCGGGTTGCATCCCGCTCTGAGCGAAGGTGCCCGGCACCTGGTTGGCTCCGGCAAGGCCGAAGGAGTACAGCGCCTCCTCGCGCTCGGCCGGAGCCAACGATTCGATCCAGGAGTAGAACTCTTCCTCGTCCATCAGAATCCGAACTGCGACAAGTCAGGCATCTGCACCCCTTGAGCCAGGCCGGGCAGCAGCCCGAGCAGCGCCTGGATCTGCTGGTTGCGGTACTCGTTGGTCGTCTGCGTGTTGAGGTCGCCGACCTGGTTCTGGCGGGTCCAGTTGGCCATCGCCTCCTGCTGGGCCTGCTGCTGCTGCATCTCACGCAACCGCTCGTTGAAGGCGGTCTGGGCCTGCCCCCGCTGCAGTCCGATGCCGGTCTGACCCTGCAGCTGGGCGGCGTCGATCGCTCTGTTGGTGGTGCCCCGATCGGTCTGCACCCGGTTGAGGCGGTTCTGCTGAGCCGTGTTCTCATTGGCCGCACCCAGCGCCCACAGGTTCTGGAATGCCGCGTTGCCCGCCGCCGCACCCTGCTGGTTAGCAGCGACCGCCTCGGGCCCGACGCCCTGGGACTGCAGCATCCGCTGCATCGACGCGGCGTCCATGCCCGGCGCCTGGGCCTGCGGGGGACCGGCGGCGTAGGCGTTCTTGAAGTTGGACGTCAGGTAGTTGCCGAGGTTGGTGTACGCCTCGTCGGCGGCGCCGCGGCTCTGGCCGACCGCTGCGCCCAGCTTGCCTTCCAACTCGTTGTACATCGTCGGGTCGAAGGTGCCGGTGATGTCGGGCAGGTCGAGTACCCCTGCCGTCGCCTGCTGTGGTCCGCCACGTGACAGCAGCTGAGCGATCCAGTCCAACTGCTCCTGGCTCATGCCGGTTGGGCCGCCACCACCACCGCCGCCACGACCGCCACCACCACTGCTGCTCGGGCGGTAGCCCGGCGCGGTCGGCAGCGGACCGAGTTGACGACCAGCCGCCGAGTTGGCCAGGTAGCCGGTGTCGGCCTCACGCAGGGTCCGTGCCGTGACCGGCGTGCGGGAGGCAACCAGGCCCGGCACGATGACGTTGGCCTGACGCTGAGCATCGCCCCAGCCACCCGACGACGCTCCCTTGGAGATCGGAGTCTGCCGACTGCTCGTGACCTGACGCACCCGCGTGCCGGTCTTCGCACCGCTGAGGGGGTTGTAACCACTGGCGACCATCAGATGCCTCCCAGGAACGGTCGGAGTGCTTCGATTGCCAGAGCCGCGTTGGCGATCTCCCTCTGCTTCTGGGCTTCCAGAGCAGCGAGGCTGTTGTTGTAGTTGGCGTCCATCTCAGCCGATGCCATGTCGTACTGCTGCGCCTCCTGCTGGGCGTCCTGCTGCATCTGCCCGTAGTCACGGGCGTAGTCGCCGAGGTAATTGCCCATCGAGCGGTTCATCGAGCCGGAGCGGACGCCGGGCCCGGCCAGACCACGCTGTCCGAAGCTGGCCTTGTAGCCAGGCAGCTGTCGACTCATCCCCCGCTGCAACCCACCGAGCCCACGCTCGCCGCGCTGCTGGGAGAGGAACCGACCATAGGCGTTCTGCGCCTTGTCGGTGTTGTAGCGGTAGCCGAGATCGGCGGACTGCTGTTCGTAGGCCCCGGAGTCGGGGACGCCGTAGCCGCTCAGAGCCATCAGCGGACCCGGATCACATACTGGACCGCCACGTAGGGCGGCAGGTTGGTGTTGGTGACGGCCACGCCCTCGGTGCCGGTGCGTCCGGCGTAGGCGGGGACGGTGGCGGCGTGGGCGTGACGGGCGGTAGCGCCCGCCGTGGTCAGGCCGCGATCAGCGGGACCGGTCGCCCCGGCGTTGACGACGTGGTAGTGGTCGGCGGTGACGCCTCCGGTGTAGTCGGAGAACACCGTCTGGAACAGCTGCGCGCCGCCGCTGCCGACCACGCCGGACGGGTTGATCGTCACCACCGGGAACTGCCCCTGTGGCGACGCGGTGTGAGCATGGTTGGCCGACTGCCAACCGGTGGACAGCGTGCCCGGACTGTGGAGGTGGTCGACACCGACGTGCGCGTGGTCAGGCGAGTCGTTGCCGGTGTTGAACGCCGCATGAGCGTGAGCCATGTCATGGCTGTGGGTCGGCACCACGCTGTCGGCGCTGCCACCCGTCGAGCCCACGGCCGCCGCCCCGGCTCCGTACGGGAAGCGGTTCGACAGCGGCGGCAGGTTGAAGCGACCAGCCGGTGTGCCCGGCGGGGAGTACGCCGAACCGATGACGGCGAACAACTCGGGATACACCGACGACTCCAACTCGGCTCCGTTGCAGATCGCCCACTTGCCACCCGGCGGGGCACCGGCACCACCGAACATCATGATGATGCCGACCGGCATCACGGCATCGACGTACTGCTTGGGAGCGGCATCGAGGTCGGACACCGGGTCGCCGACCAGCTTCAACTGTGCCCGCATGCCGACGGTGCCGTCGCGCTCGATCAACTCCTGGTTGACATGTTGCTCGATGCGGTTGAAGTTCGCTTCGGGGGGTGCGGCGTTGGCGGGCGTGTAGTTGAGCAGGTCGTACTGCAGGTCGACCTTGGTCATCGGAACCTCCGGTTCACGAACTTGGCGACGATGCCGTCGACTCCCCAACGTTGGCGTGGCGTGTTCGGCGAGGCCCGCACCCGCATCTGCACCGAGCGGGCCAGGCCCATCGACCCGGCGCGGATGAGGTTCGACCCGGAGCGCTGCGCACCCCAATCGGCACCGGTTCCGCTGGGATCAGCGAGCCCGCCCTCGGTCCAGTCGAAGCCACCAACCAACGCCTCAGTGTGTCCTGTCTCGGTCCAGTAGTTGGGGCCCTCGGCGCGCACCCGCAGCGTGCGCGAGCGGTGGATCGTCGACTCGTTGTAGTCGCGGTACGTCTCGACGAGCAGGTCGACGTCAGCGGCGACCTGGCGACAGACGAAGGTCGGGCGACGCCACGACTTCTTGCGCTCGGGCCACCCGGCGTGCAACCAGCGGGTGCGGTAGTAAGCGTTGAACGCTTGGCCGAGGAATTGTGAACCACCCACGGCGATCTCGGCCCCTACATCAGTGACGACGTAACCGTCAGGCAGAGCAGCGATCGAGGGATCGTCGAGCAGGAGGTCGTAGGCGTCGTTGATGTAGTCGAGCGTGACCATGATCGCCACGTGCTCCGACCACAGGGCAGCCAGCGGGTACTTGGCGTTGACGTCGGAGCCATCGAGCACCGGCCCCACTGCTCCCCACTCGGAGCGGTACATCGTCCACGCCCCGCCACCGACATCAGGGTCGAACACGAACAGCGATGACACCGCGGCGGTGGCGCCGATCTCCTTGACCCACGGCACGCCGACCCACAGCTTGCGTCCGGCCCACGAGACGAAGACGTTCTCGTAGGCCAGGATGTCCTCGAAGGCCGGGCGCAGGTTCTCCGAGATGTAGGTGGGTGACTCTCCGCTGTAGGCGTAGACGCCGCCCTTGTCGGAGGCGGAGAAGAAGAACACCGCCGTCTCCGACCGGGTGGCTGCGGTGATGGCGGGGCAGCCGACCGAGATCGACACCTTGATCAGCTGCCAGGAATCCTCGTCGTAGCCGTAGAGGGCCCACATCGAGTTCGTCTTGAAGATCAGCAGGTGGTCGCGGAACGACATGATCCCGGTGATCCGCCCGCCACCGGAGTCGATGTCCAAGTAGTCGTCAGCACGCCACGAGTCCGGCTTGTTGGGATGCGACCAGCGGACGCGAGCGAAGTGGTTGCCGTCGGCCTCGTTGGTCACGGCGACGAACAGGTACCCAGCGTGCCCGGCGACGAACTCGGCCTGCGGCATCGCGTTGCTGACCGGGGTCTCGACCTCCGACCACGTGTCGTCGGCCATCGGCGTGACGACGCCGAGCCCGGAGACGCGGACCGAGGGGCGGAGCATCCCGCAAACGATGTAGACGACGTCGCCCCACGGCGTGAAGTCAGCACCGTGAGGGGCGGCGTCGGCGGTCACCCCAGCCAGCTGAGCGAAGACGGTGTCAGAGCCCGCCCAGAAGATCTTGTGGTCGTTGACGACGTTGATGAACTGATCGCCGTTGGCGTGGGTGTGCACGAAAGCGTTGCGCGGTCGCCACTCCGCCGTCTCGACGTCAACGATCTCGGTGGCGTTCCAGCGCTGCCAGCCCTTGCGGGTGAAGAACCCGCCGCGTGGGTCGACATCCACGTTGAGCATGTCCGGTGACTCGTTCTCACCCAGCTGGAACTGGTTGCGCCGGAGGTTGAGCCCTCCGGTGAAGTCCATCAGGTTGAGGGGTTCGAGTCGGTTGACCATCAGGCCCCCGGCGGGACGATGACGTAGCTGGCACCACCGAGCACACCGGGCCCGCCGTTGAGCACGAGCGGACGGTGACGCGGCGGGTCGAGGATGGCGCCCATGAACGCCGAGACGTCACGGTCCCAGCGCGCCATGTAGACGCCTTCGAGGATCTCGTCCTCCTGCGCCGAGTAAGCCAGAGCCATGGCGTAGTAAGCGATCGCCGGGTGCAGCCGATCGTCGAGGTCAGGGATCGCCGAGGCGGCGTTGTCCCACACCGGCTGGCGGTAGCCCCGCACCGTCACGTCGTAGCTACCGCCGGGGCGGGGCCAGAAGAACATCTCCCGTCCCCACATCGACCAGTAGACCGGCGAGCCGGTGGTCGCCGACGGGCTCGCCGACCACATGTCCTCGGCGTTCTCGTGGGTGATGAAGGTCAGCCGCTGCAGCCCGCCATGGATCACCGAGATGATCGAGGGAATCAGTACGTCGGGCGGCAGCGTCGCCGCCCCGGCATCGGTGATCTGCGAGACGTTCCAGACGTACTCGCTGCGCGGCCAGCGGTTGCTGCGGGCCATCGTGCGCTCGAAGGCGTCCTGCAGGTACACGTTCAGCAGGACGTCGGGGAGTTCCTCGTCGTCGACCTCCAGGTGGTTGCGGACGTAGGCCCGCAGCGTCTGGACGTCCACTACTCAGCCTTCTCGTTCGGCGACCAGGCGGGCTTACCTTCAGCCAGGCGATGGTGCGGATGGCAGTACTCGTAGTTGCTGCTCTTGGTCGCCCACGCCTTGCATGTGTCGCCGTTGGCCATGCACTTCTTGGCCCGCTTCGGCGAGCGGTAGCCCCAGACGTTGGGCCGCTCATCTTGCTCGGCCACATCGACGTCCGGCCCGGTGTACGGCGCGCCCGAGTACTTGTAGGCCAACTCCACGTTGGGCCCCAACGTGTTGATCTGCCCGCCGCCCTCGACCTTGGTGCCGAAGGCGGCGTGCTGCAGCGCGACCCCCTCCCCGTGACCGACCACGTGGGCGCGGTTGTCGTCCTGGTTGCCGCTCGGTGGGGTTCCCCACTTCATGACTGCCATCTGTGCCTCCTCGGTCCTGTGGCCACTGCGTGCGCAGTGGCCACAGGATGGCCTGTGTTCGTCAGGCGAAGGTGGCCGCGGTGATCTTGAAGTTGCGCCGACGCTGACGGGTGGTGGTGTTGCCGTAGGTCGTGATGAACGACACGCGGGCGTCGATGGCGTTGGCCGCCGGGATCGCCGCGGAGGCGCCGGGGTTGGCGTTGGCCGTCGAGGCGACCGACCCAGCGAGGTTCGACGTGAACTCGGACTGCTTGAAGTTGCGGTCCGAGTGGATCGTCAGGCCGACGTACTTGCTGTTGAGCCCGAGGGCCGTACCCGACGGGCAGTCGGGGTCGTAGTACAGCGGGACGTTCTTGAACAGCAGGTTCTGGAACCCGAGGTTCGCCTTCGACGTGTCGGTGTAGCGCACCTGCGGGGTGAGCGACGCCTCGTACGCCTCGAACCAACCGGCACCCGAGAAGATGGCGTCGACATGATCCGAGCCGCCGTCAGAGGCGAGCAGGAACATGTGCCGCAGCGCCGTCTCCAACTCCTTGCCGTCGTACGGCGCGGTGAGCGCAGCGCCCGGCATGGTGATGGCGACGCCCTCGGCGTCGACGCCGGTCCCTGCGGTGGCGTCCCACGTCGGCGACCGCCAGTTGTTCTCCGGCGCCGGAGCAGCGGCCGGAGTGATGCCTCCAGCAGCAGCGGTGGCGTCGATGAGGGTGGTGAACGGTGTGAAGTCGGTGGCCAGAGCGGCGCCGCCACGGGTGCCGTAGATCATCTTGGAGAGCAGATCCTTGAGGGTCTCCTCGGCCTGCATGACCTTCGCCTCGACCAAAGAGATCATCGCCTCCTTGCCGTTGTTCTGCGCCTCTTCGAGCCCGGCGATGATGATGGTGGCGTACAGCTGGCGCCACGGGAACTGAGCGGCGGAGATGCCAGCGACGGCGTTGACCTGGATCTGCTGCCAGGGACCGTACGAGTTGGCCTCACCGGGACCGAGCAGGAGCGGCTCGACGATGGAGATGCCTCCATCAATCGTGCGCACTCGGCCCTTGCTCATCAGGTATTCGAGGAGTGGACGGCTACCGAAGATGTTGTCCGTCAAGGACTTCCGGTAGTTGTGCATCGTGGTGGACAGCAGGGCGTCCCACGTTGCTGGGGTATGGCTGGCAAGTGCCACTGATCAGCCTTTCGGGTAGGCCGCTCAGCCCCCTTCGACCTGTTCAAAGGCCGATTCCAGGGCTTCGCGGAGGGTCATACGTCCTCCAGCGTCCACCTGATTGGTGATCCCGTTCGCCCCCACTGATCTGCTCGTCACGACCTGCCCGGCCTGCGATTTGGCAGCCGTGCGTCGAGTGGTCTCGGCCTCCTGCTGAGCCTGGCGGGTCCGCTGCGCTTGCACGCGAGCGGCCAGGCGGTCGAAGGCCATCGTCTTGTAGATCATCGGCAGCGCGTCGATGCCGTAGCCGCCTTGGTAGGCGACCTGGACGACCTCACGCACGTCGTCATCGTTCAGGTTGAACTGCTGTCGCAACCCGGTGATGGCACGATCCAACGCCTCGTCCGTCTCCCTCTGGCTGAGGCGCTGCTCCAGCTGCAGACGGGCCTGTCGCTCCTCAGCGATGGCCCGCTCCAGCGGGTCGGAGTACTCGATCTCCTCGTCTTCGACAGGTGCCTGCTGGCCTTGCTGTCCGAGGGTGAGACCCCGTTGTTCGGCCAGGATGCGGAGGGTCAACTCCGGGTTCGCATCCAACGCTCGCTGGAGGTTGAGTGCGAACTGTGCTTCCTGGCGCTGTTGCGCCAATGCCTGCGCCTTGCGGGTGTAGTCGGCTTCCCGGCTGTACCCCTTCAACGCCTCCGAATAGGGAACCTCGACGTCTTCTCCGTCGACCTTGATCCGCACGTAGCGGTTGTCGGGGTCGTCGATCTCGACGTACTGACGAGGCGGCTCTTCACCACCTTCATCCGGTTGCTCAGGTGCCTCTGACCCGGTGTCCCCGATCGGTTCGGGACCAGCGTCGGCTGTGGGTGCACTCGCTTCCGCGGGTGCGTCATCCATCGACAATGAGTTCCCTCCCAGGCGTGCTCAGTCGGCTTGGGAGGCAGTATGGCACTACCTGGGGTGTCCTGACTAGGACGGCATCGGCGGACCGCCGCCCTGGCCCATCAGCGCGGCCATCAACTCAGGCGGCAATTCGCCACCAGGCGGCGGCGCGCCGTTCATCGGAGGCGCTCCGGGAGCGGGCGGTGGCCCGCCACCAGGCCCCCCCGGTGGCATCGGCGGCCCGCCACCCGGAGCGCCCTCCTCCAGGGGCACCTCTTGCGGCATCCCTGTCGCCGGGTCCGGTTGCGGCGGCGGACCCTGCGTGATGATGAACGCCGAGACGTCCTTGACCCCGAAGCCCTTCTGCAGGATGTGCATGTAGAGGGCCTGCGGGTTGGCCACGCCCATCTCCAGGAACGGCATCGAGGCATCGACCAACTGCATCGCCGACTGCCGCCGGAACGTCTCGTTCTGGGGCTCGGTGGACCCGGCCGCCACCTCGAAGTCGAACTTGCCCTGGATG